AAAAGCCTGCTGAGCCTGATGAGCGCATTTGCTAACTCTCAGAATCTCGGATTAGGTGGCGGTCAACGCTCTGCTCCCCATAAACCCAGTAATGGTTCGGGGGCACAAAACCCTCCTTGCTGCGCCCGCGCAGCAAGGTTGACCAGGGCATCCATTCACAACGGATGCAGGATCATTCGGCGTCGCTTCAATCTTACGATTGGTGACTTCCCGAATCCTGCAGCCAGTGAACTTGGCAAGTGGCATGCCCGACTCCTCTCTCCGGGGACAGGTCCCGCCTGTCCCTTCCCGCCCACCACGCGGAGGCTCCGTTCGGGAGCGTTGGCCAAGCAACGTCTCTCGAGAATGCACCGATGGCAATTTGCCAATTCGGTCGCTTCATTGAAGCGATCGCTGCCCGGTGCATGCCGTCGCCATACTCCCAGCTCTTGGGAGTCATGGTCCTCGACGGCGACCTCCGCCTCCTCCACCCCATCCTCCTCGCCTTACCTGTCATACGTATTAAGACGGGTAAGGAAACTCTTCCCGCCCGGTTGGGATCAGTGCTACGAAGGGTTCGTAGACCGTCACATCCCAAGGGCTTCTGCCAGATTTGACCCTGGCATAGGGACAGGCCGCGCCGATCTGGCGTGGGAGTCCTGGGGAGAATTCCGTCGACAGTGTCATTATCCCGATGACACGTCTCCTCTTTCCGGTCTGTACCGCGAGGTACCGACACCCGGCAAGTCACGCCCGCTCATGCTTTTCGATCGCAGAGTGGACTTGCTGGCTCCGTTGCATAAGACCATATGGTCTAGGCTTCGGCGTGAGGAGTGGCTCCTGGTTGGGCCACCGACGGCGAGGAGGATCACTCAACTGACACAAGGTCTCCCGATCGTTCATTCGATCGACCTTGTCTCGGCCACTGACCATCTCCCGATGGATGTGACCGAGGCCATCCTGGGCGCGATATTGGCAACGTCGCGCGTCTCCGGAGGAATCAAGCTATTGGCTATGAATTCCCTCCGCCCCTACATTTGGCGGGAACTCCGCAGTCCTGAAGAAGGACGGGTTCCCTGCCTAGTAGGCCAGGTGATGTCAGGGCAGTGCATGGGGGCCTACCTCTCCTTCCCCCTGCTGTGCCTACACAGCCATTTAGCCGCCTCCTGGGCGGCTTTAGAGAGCAATTGTGGGCGCTTCAGGACCCTTGTAAATGGCGACGATTGTATGATCGCTGCCGGACGCCGTGTCTCACTTGCATCCTATCCAGTAGGATACAAGATCAACTTCGGGAAGACATTAGTGTCCAAGAACGTGGGAGAGATCAACTCGACCGCGTTCTTACGCAAGGGAGAGAGGTGGGCAGAGTCGCGACATCTGCGTCGCGGTGGTGGTCTTAGCGATTGGGAAGGCATGCAGCACCAGGCTGCAGCAGTCCGCCATTCATCCGAATGGTCCGGCGCCTTTGTCAAGGCCGGCATCGCTAAGCCCTGGGGACTCCGCCCGTCCGAGCTCTACCTTCACAGAGCCAATTATGCCGTGTTCTCAAGGGAGAGAACAGTGGCCGGACGGGTAGCTCCAACCCGCCTCCCCCTCCTCAGCAGAGCTAAGGAGCTTGAGTGGGGGGAAATTACGAGGGACGTGCTTGAAGCAGACGAGCAGCATGCTGTTCGCCATTATGCTTTCTTGCTCGGTCGGCCGCTAGGCGGCTTACCTGATCCCGAGGAACTCGCTCGCTACGTTCGAGCGGTGATTCCAGGGGTGGTCAGGTCGACCCAGAAGTACGTCCCGCCCAGAATCTCCCGTTGGAGAGGCCGGTACTTTACGTACCGGAACTGGCGTAGGGGGGAAGGAGCGACGGAGGGTAATGAGAGGGAGCGGCACACCGTGCGTGTACCTGAAGAGTGGTTTACAACCGCTCGCTGGACGCGCGAGGAGGCCCTTATAAAGGAGGACCTCGCCAAATGGTGGTCGCTGCATTCCCCGTAGGGTGATGTGGGCGAGTGGTGTAGTAGGTGAAACGAATGGAAGGCTAGCCGGAGATCGCCCGTGTCCTTAGACCTTGAACAAGTCGACGGTGTGGCAAGCGTTGGGAGAAACGAAGGGTCTTCCCTCGGGGAGCGAGTACCCCAACGTGCGCTGACGGGCCCTCAAAGGTGGTGTTACCCATCTCGTGGATCGCCGCGGGGCCAGGGCTGAGGCGTTTATTATGCTACCTCAGTACCAGCGGTGCCAGTTTTGGTGCCGTGTGGCAGGCTACTACAGTATCG